AATGAACGCTTTTCCAACAGGAGTAAGTTTTGCAACTCCTTTCTGTAAATCAAATTTTTGATTACTGTTATTTGATTTGTTTGCGGCTTCTATTTGATTTTTGAAATCTACTACTATAGGTAAAGAATCAAAAATCTTATAGACTGAATCATCAGTTAAGTATTGATCATATGCGATGCTTATAAGACCCATACGAGATAAAGACGATAAAGAAATTGATTGTTGCTCAATTGAATCGCAAAACTTATTACTACAAAAAATATTAGTTTGCAAAATTCTATGACCGCCTTTTTCAAGCTCCATCCTTATTTCGCATATTGGCAAATTTTCTTCAACTGAAAAACATTTTAGGTTTTGGGCATCTATAGGCGACATTTGTTGAATGATGTCAGAAAAAGACGGATGAATTTTTTCGATTTTTCTACTGTCGAATGAATTGACGATTAACTTTTCAAACATTTCACGAATTTCGTCTTCATTCATAAGGTATTTCGCTTTTTCAAGAGCAGGTCCAATAATCGATTCTCTCGATTCAACTTTATGTTCTGTTGGAATATTATCTACACCCTTTTGAATGTTAGCTTTAAAGTCTTCCAACTTTTTTTGGCGCTTTAATTCGGCTTTTATTGAAGCATAATGTATGCCACCTACAGTTAAGTTTATGAAATCGGCTAACAGACCACCTACAACTTTTGTTGGTGGATTTGTAAGATTACTTACTGCTTCTGATTCTAAAACAGCTTTTGTAACACCATAAGCAGTATCATTTATGTTTTGGTCACTCATATGTGCACCACCTTTCTAAATAAATAATAACATTATTTGGGTAATAAAGCAATAAAATATCGAAAAGCAGGTGAGAAAATGGCAAAACTTAAACTTATTGACACAAAGGACAAGTTCCTTCTTGAAATTGACGGAACAGAAATTCCGTATGTTACAAGCTATCAGATAACACGAACGGTCAGCGAGGTTGTACTGCTCAAACTGACACTCAGCGTAGCTGATGTTGAATCAGTCGAAATCGTTTCAGATAAAATTACCAACGAAAAATAGGAGGCGAAAAGTATGGACACAGTTCAGATGAACAAAAAAATCAAAGAAATTATGGATAGCAGTGATTTCTATCTGCTTTCTGAGGACGCCGCAAAGGCTATTGGAGTTGCTCCGCAAAAGTTGCGTGAACAGGCAAAGGACGAACCCGAAAAATTGGGCTTCAATGTAATTGTAGTCGGCACATCTATCCGTATTCCGAGAATACCGTTTCTCAATTATATTCTCGGTTCAAACCCGTTGAAAGGAGTGTAACAAATGTGGCATTTAAGAAACTATCCGACACGCAGAAAACTGCTCAAAGATGTGGAAAACCTCAGAGCAGAGAACAGACATCTCAGCATTGAACTGAGAAACGCAAGA